AGACTCCGCTGTACCAAAAGATGCTGAGAGTCAGGACTGAAGAGCGTGACCGTAGAGCTGCGGCTAAGCGTGAGCTTTTAAAGCTGCAACGTGAGAAGTTAAAACGGCAGCAGGAAGCAAAGAATTTACTCATTGCTCTTGTTGCGCTTGCACTGTGTGCGGGTTCGGCAATTTATATCGCTGCTATAGCAGTAGGATAGTATGACTCTAGTAGATTACGCTAAAACAGAACGTCATCGCGAAGCAATGCAAGTTTGGGAAGAGTGCGGCCGCAATAGTGCAAGGGCTGCGGGGGTACTAGGTATCTCTCAGTCCACCATGCGTGACTATGTGTCTATTACTAAGAACACTGCGGCTGCTGCGGGGTACTCAGAAAACTGGGATGCTAGTCGTCACGTTCCCGAAGGCGAGATGGTCATTGGTCGCTCTATTTACACTGCGGACGATGAAGGCAACAAGGCTTGGTTAAAGACTAGACGTACCATGACCGAAGCGGCGCGAGATAAAGCACTGCAAAGTTTTGTGGATGGCTTAACTAAAGGCGTTAAACCGTACAAGCCCAAAGCAAAGCCAAAGATTAAGAAGTTTGCTACGGATTTATTACCTGCAATAGTAATAGGTGACGCACACTTCGGGATGAGGGCTGACGCGAGAGAGACCAAAGTTCGTGATTACGACACTAAGATAGCCTCCAATGATATGTTAGCGGCTGTCGATTACTTGGTTGATCTAGCCCCGGCGTCCGAGAAGTGCCTACTGGTTAACGTAGGAGACTTCATTCACGCCAATGGTAGCAGTGGTACTACCTTTGGAGGAACGAAGCTAGACGTAGACACCAGAATAGAAGTAGTGCTTGAGATAGCAGCACAGACGTTTTTATTTGCAATAGATAAGTTGCTTACGAAACACAAGAGTTGCGTTGTAGTGATGGCTAGAGGTAACCACGACTCAGATACTGCCATTGCCCTCGCGTTAATCTTAAAGTTTTACTACTCAAAAGAGCCAAGGGTAACCATATTAGATCCTCACGGTTTCTTTCACACCGTGCAGTTTGGTAAGAACCTGTTGGCTGTGCATCACGGAGACAAGGTTAAGGCTGTTAAGCTAGGTGCTATTCTCCCTAAGATGTTACCAGAGCAGTGGTCATCTACTGTGTACAGGAAGTGGCTAGTAGGACATATACACCACCAGAACGCCATAGAGACAGATAACGGCGTTTTCGTAGAAGCCTTTGGGACATTAGCACCACCTGACTCTTGGCATGCAGGAGCAGGATATGGATCGTCTAGCGTGATGACCCAAGTAGTATTTCATCGTGACGGAGGAGAGGTTATACGTCACGTTTACCAAATCAGAGACTTGCGTAAAGTCCCTGACCTGACACTATAGGTGTAGTATGGATTATCAAGTTATGTTTAATATTACAATAGCAGTCGCAGGATTCGTTGTCGGTTGGTTAGTCAATCGAGTCTTTGCTTTATTGGATAGGATTGACGCTGACATGAAGTCCATACCTATTATGTATGTAGCTAAAGAAGACTACCGAGATGACATACGAGAGATTAAAGAGATGCTCGGTGCTATCTTTAAACGCCTTGACACCAAAGCTGATAAATAAGGAACGACTATGAAATACGTTAAAGTAATAGGCAAGTTTGTTAAATCTAAGGTTATGAGCGCCACAGAAGAACAGGCGACTGTTGTAACTATTTTTGCTGTTATCGTCGTGATTGCATTGGCGGTGGCATAGTGTTGTCCTCGCTGACTGCCTTGGTCGGCCCAGTAACAAATTTGCTAGACCAGTTTGTTGAGGATAAAGACAAGAAAAACGAGCTTGCTCATCAGATTGCAACGATGGCTGATAAGCACCATCAAGAAATCATGCTGGCGCAAATCGCTGTCAATAAAGAAGAAGCCAAAGGAAACTGGTTTCAGTCTTCTTGGAGGCCAGCAACTGCTTGGGTCTGCGTAGCAGGTTTTGCGGTGAACTTTCTTATCTCTCCTTTAGCTGCGCCTTTTGGTATTGAGGTTCCGCAAGCTGATACTACGGTTATGCTGCCTGTATTAACTGGCCTGCTCGGCTTGGCAGGAGCTAGATCCTACGAGCGTGTTAAAAATGTAGGGAAATAATTATGACCGACAAGGTGATTGAGTTTCCAAGAACAAAAACGCTCGATGATATGTACAGTAATATGCACTCGCTTGAATTGGAATTGACAGATTTAAGCACAAAAGCCATCGAATTAGGGTTGCCTATTTATAGTATAGTCGGCGTATTACAAGGTCAGGCACATTTTTTATTAGCGTTAGAGGCGGGAGAGTTTGACGATGACGAGGAGTAAGCGTCTAAGCGATATGCTTATTAAACATGAAGGGAAAAGGAACAAGCCCTACGAATGCACAGCAGGCAAGCTGACTATAGGGGTTGGGAGAAACCTTGATGACATGGGGCTTACTGAAGACGAGGTTTTGTATCTTTTAGACAACGATATTCAGCGGTGCGACACCGAGCTATTACATAACTTTAAGTGGTATTCTGATTTATGCCGAGCCAGACAGGATGCTTTGATTAACCTTTGTTTTAACATAGGTATCACTAGATTGTTGACGTTTACACATTCTTTATCTTACATGGAAGCCGAAGACTACGAGAAAGCAGCAGACGAATTCTTAAACTCTAGGTGGGCTGAGCAAGTCGGTAACCGTGCTATAGAAGTTACCGAGCTAATTAGAACAGGGCGATACTAAGGTTTCACATTCTCCAACTTCTGCAACTCAGACTCTATGATGAAGTCGCAGAACTGCTTTATCTTTCGCAGGTCTTCTACCCCTCCCTTCTCTCTCCATCTGGTAGCGTATTTAACAATACAACCCTCCGCAAAGGGCAACTGGTTAGCCATGATGTATTCAATAGGCTGAATTTTCATCTTTTGGTAATGGTCGCCAGCTACTTGGTAATCTGTTGATTTCAATGTAAATCTCCTCCATCTTTGTCGTACAGAAAGTCAAACTTCTCTTCTAGTCCTTGTTCTTCAAGAAACTCAGTATGATCTATGAGCATTGCCATCATGGTTGCTATGCACCGTTTAGGGTTGTCCTCAAGGTCATAAAACTCTGACTCTAAGAATTCAGACATTTCTTCTGCGGACATCGCTATTACATATTCAGGCATTTTTAAGCCTTTTGATTGTGAGTCTTTTCCATAGCTCTTCAATTGGTCGTAACTGGTTTTGTTCTAAAGTAAAACCATCTTCACCTAAAGGCTGTGATAACTCAGCAAAATGCTTACAAGTAGTCCAACCAATCAACTTAAAACTATTGTCGTTGACCTTAACAACTAATACGCCTACTTGTGATTTGAATGATTCTAAACTTCTAAATATAAGTCTATAGGTAGGTCTAGAGGCTGCTTTAACATCAATAGTTATGTCTTGAATGGTGTAATCTGTACCACCATCTGAGCCGAGAAGATCCTTCGGGTCTTCCAGATCAAACACTTTAGCAAAGGCTAACTCACCTTGAACGCCTAACAGCTCCACGTTCATTTCAGAGCTGTCTATTCTCAACTGAGTTAATCCTAACTTACGAGAGGTAGCATATCTGGACATAGCTACGTCTCTGCACAGAGCTTGTTCGTCTTCTGACAAGGTGACTTCTATCATCTTAAACGATTCTCATGGTATTTGATTAGCTCGTTAAACTCCTGAAGCATCTCTTCGTAGTCAGCTTTGTAGAGCTTAATAGGGTCAGACTTAGTAGCAAGCATCTCGTCAACAAAGTCCCTACCGTACAAGTCCTCCATATACAGTGTGTACTGCTGAGCCGCTGATCCGTATTTCATGCCCCACATATTACAGGAGGCACACTGAGGGTGGACGTTTTCTGTCTTCAGCGCCCAGTAACTAGATGAGCCTTTGGCTAAGAAATGCCCACCTTGTAAAGCTGAGTAGTGCTTAACCGTCCCGCAAGATACACAGGAGCAATTCCCATCATCGTCTGCTGCGGCTAGTCTGCATAACCGTTGGATGGCCTTAAGGCACTCCTGACGTAAGACTTTGCTAGATTTGATTTTAGGTTTGCGCTTCATAATCTGTAAGGTCTTCCAGTTTGCAAGGCGTTAATTAC